TCAGCGCCGCGCTTCCGAAAGGATCGCGCCCAGCGCGCCATCGACGGATTCCAGCACCTCAAAGGCCGGTATTCGCAACGTTCGGATCCCATGCCGAAACATCCATTCGTCTCGGACCGCATCCCGTTGCGGCTGATCGCCGAAGTCATGCCAACCGCCGTCGACTTCGACGGCCAGTTTCAGCGTGTCGCAGTAGAAATCCAGGACGTAGGGTCCGATCGGATGCTGCTTGCGGAAGTGCAAGCCTTCGAGGCGTCTGGCCTTCAGACCAAGCCACAACAGCACCTCCGGGAGGGACATCTCCCGGCGTAGCTGTTTGGCGAAGTTCCTCGTGCGCCGTGGCGCTTCCACGAAATTGCCTCCAGCTCAGCAGACCCCCTCCGGCCCTCCGGGCCACCTCCCCCTGAGGGGGAGGATCTTGGCGCTCAGATGCTCCCCCTTAGGGGGAGCTGTCGCGGAGCGACTGAGGGGGTCTCGCTTCCCATTCAACCCGCCACACCTCTAACATGTTCCCTTTTCGTTCTCAACCTCCGAGGCTCCATGCCCCTGTTCAAACCCCGTCGTCCGCCGGAGACCAAGGACTCCCGGGCCGCGCGCCTGATCGCCATCACCACGGCCGGCCGCCCCCGCTGGACGCCGCGCGACTACGCCGCCCTGGCGTCCGAGGGGTTCGCCAAGAACCCGATCGCCTATCGCTGCGTGCGGATGATCGCCGAGGCCGCCGCGGCCGTGCCGCTGAACGTCTTCGTCGGCGGTCGGCGGGCCGACGACCATCCGTTGCGCAAGCTGCTGCAGGCCCCCAACCCGGAGCAGGGCGGCGCCGATCTGATGGAGGCGTTCTTCGGGCATCTGCAGGTGGCCGGGAACGGCTACCTGGAAGCCTCTGGAAATGACGACGCCCCCACCGAGCTCTACGCCCTGCGCCCCGACCGCATGACCGTCGTCCCCGGACCGCGCGGCTGGCCGCTGGCCTACGACTACCAGGCCGCCGGCCGCACCGCCCGGATCGGTCGCGACGCCGCCGGCTGGCTGCCGGTGCTGCACCTGCGGCTGTTCAACCCGACCGACGATCACTACGGCTTCAGCCCGCTCGAGGCGGCGGCCTTCGCGATCGACGTGCACAACGCTTCGGGGGCCTGGAACAAGGCCCTGCTCGACAATTCGGCCCGGCCGTCCGGCGCCCTGGTCTACGCCAATCGCGAGGCGGGCGACCGGCTTTCGGCCGAGCAGTTCGAGCGGCTGAAGGCCGAGCTCAGCGACGCCCACGCCGGCACGGCCAACGCCGGCCGGCCGCTGCTGCTGGAAGGCGGCCTCGACTGGCGGCCCATGTCGCTGAGCCCCGCCGACATGGACTTCATCGCCGGCAAGCACGCCGCCGCCCGCGAGATCGCCCTGGCGTTCGGCGTGCCGCCCCAGCTGCTGGGCGTGCCCGGCGACGCCACCTACGCCAACTACCGCGAGGCCAACGGCGCGTTCTGGCGCCACACCGTGGTCCCGCTGGCCGAGCGGGCGGCGCGGGCGCTGTCGGTGTGGCTGGAGCCCAAGTTCCCCGGCGCGCGGATCGCCTGCGACCTGGACGCCGTGCCGGCGCTGTCGGCCGAACGCGACGCCCTGTGGGCGCGGCTGGAGGGGGCGAGTTTTCTCACCGACGCCGAGCGGAGAAGGCTGGCGGGGCTGGAGGGATAATCCTCCACTTGCCCCCACCTGACCGCTTCGCGGTCTGTCCGCCCCCATAGGGGGCGGAGCCTTTTGGCATGGCGCCGGCGGCGAGGCTCTTCCCCCTGTGGGGGAAGACGACCGCGAAGCGGTCCGTAGGGGGCAAGTCCCCGGGAGATTCTCATGACGAATTCAACCCGCTGGCGCCTCGACCGCCAGGTCTCCATCGGCCTGCTGGTCGCCGTGGCCCTGCAGGCCGCGACCGCCCTGATGTGGGCCGGCCGGGCCAGCGCCCGCATCGACGACCTGCGCCAGCGCCTCGACGCCCAGGCACCGGTCGCCGAGCGCCTGGCGCGGCTGGAGACCCAGGCCGACGCCACCCGGGCCTCGCTGGCTCGGATCGAGAGCAAGCTGGACGCGCAGTAGCTCACCCACTTGCCCCCACCTGACCGCTTCGCGGTCTGTCCGCCCCCAGAGGGGGCGGAGCCTCTAGCGCTGAGCCCGCCAAACAGGCTCTTCCCCCTCTGGGGGAAGACGACCGCGCAGCGGTCCGTAGGGGGCAAGTGTTCACCGCACAGGAGCCCTCATGAAAGACCTGGAGATCGAAGGCCACGCCAGCCTCTTCTGGACCCGCGACCTCAACGACGACGTCGCCGCCGCCGGGGCCTTCAAGGCCAGTCTCGCGAGCACCGGCCCGGGCGGCGTGAAGATGCTGCACCAGCACGACGACGCCGAGCCCGTCGGCGTCTGGGACGAGATCGCCGAGGACGCCTCGGGCCTCTACGTCCGCGGCCGCATCCTGCGCACGACGCCGCGCGGCCGCCTGGTCGCGGCCCTGGTCGAGGCCGGCGCCCTGGACGGCCTCTCCATCGGCTTCCGCGCCGTGAAGGCCCGCCCCGACGAGACGGGGCGCCTGCGCGTGCTGACCCAGGTCGAGCTGTGGGAGGTGTCGATCGTGACCTTCCCGATGCTGCCCGGCGCGCGGCTGAAGCGCGTCGGCTGACGCACCCAAGTTCCTCCCCCCGTGGGGGAGGTGTCGGCGGAGCCGACGGAGGGGGGAGTGATCCCACCTTCCAAAAACTCCCCCCACCGATCGCTGCGCGATCGCCTCCCCCACGGGGGGAGGATCTTTGTCCTGCCTCTTCTTCAAAACCGGAGATCCCCATGAAGGAAACCAAACAGGCCGCGGCCTCGCCGGAGGCCCGCGCGGCGCTGCACGAAGTGCTGGCGGCGTTCGAGGGCTTCAAGGCCGCCAACGACCAGCGCCTGGCCGCGCTGGAGACCAAGCGCGCCGACGTCCTGCTGGAGGAGAAGGTCGCCCGCATCGACGACGCCGTCTCCAACGCCCAGGCGCGGCTGGACCGCGTGCTGGCCGACGCGCGCCGGCCTTCCATTGGCGGTGACGCGCCGCTGGCGCGTGTCGACGAACGCAAGGCCGCCTTCGACCGCTACATCAAGACCGGCGAGACGCCCGCCCTCCTGCTGGAAGCCAAGGGCCTGTCGGAAGGCGTGGCCACGGCCGGCGGCTACGTCGCCCCGGCCGAGCTGGAGCGGCAGATCCTGCGGCGTCTCCAGGCGTCTTCGCCCATGCGCGACATCTGCCAGGTGCGCACCATCGGCGCCGGCACGTTCCGCAAGCCGGTCTCGACCGCCGGCCTGGCCGCCAGCTGGGTGGCCGAGACCGCCGTCCGGCCCGAGACGACCGCGCCCACGCTGGACGTGATCGACTTCCCGGCCGGCGAGCTCTACGCCAGCCCGGCCGCCACCCAGGCCCTGCTCGACGACGCCTATGTCGACATCGACGAGTGGCTGGCCGAGGAGGTGCAGGACGCCTTCGCCGCCCAGGAGACCTCGGCCTTCATCAGCGGCGACGGGACCAACAAGCCCAAGGGCTTGCTGGCCTACACGACGGCCGCCGACGCCTCGGCGACCTGGGGCCAGGTCGGTTACCTGGCCACCGGCGTGGCGGGCGCCTGGCCGGCGTCCAACCCGACCGACAAGCTGATCGACCTGATCTACGCGGCCAAGACCCAGTACCGCCAGAACGGCCGCTTCGTGATGAACCGCCGCACGGTCAGCGCCGTGCGCAAGTTCAAGGACGCCCAGGGCAACTACATCTGGAACGCGGCCCTGCAGCCGGGCCAGTCGGCGTCGCTGCTGGGTTATCCGGTGACCGAGATCGAGGCCATGCCCGACGCCGCGGCCAACGCCATGGCCATCGCGTTCGGCGACTTCGAGAAGGGCTACCTGATCGTCGACCGCGCCGGCGTGCGGGTGCTGCGCGACCCGTACTCGGCCAAGCCGCACGTGCTGTTCTACACCACCAAGCGGGTCGGCGGCGGGGTGCAGAACTTCGACGCGATCAAGCTGCTGAAGTTCGCGGTGTCGTAAGCGCGGCCTGACGCCCCCTCCGTCACGCTGCGTATCCGCAGCGCGCCACCTCCCCCGTTTCACGGGGGAGGAGATCTGTCCCCTTCTCCTCACCCGCATCGCGGGGGAGGTGGCGCGTCGCCGCCTGGCGACGTGACGGAGGGGGCGTCCCTTTTCGGAAAACCAAGCATGCCCCTCTCCACCACCCTGGCCGAGGCCAAGGGTTTCCTGCGCGTGGCCGACGCCGCCGAGGACGCCCTGGTGACTCTGCTGATCGACGCCGCCGAGGCGCGGGTCGCCGCCGCCACGGGCCTGGCGCTGACCCTGGCCAGCCCGGCCCCGCTGCGCCTGGCCGTGCTGGTCCTGGTCGCCCACGCCTACGAGCACCGGGACGGGAGCGAACCGCCGCCCGGCCTGGTCGAACCCTGGCTGGCGCCGTATCGCGAGGCCCGGCTGTGAGCGCCGATGCGGCGATCGCCGCCGCCCTGGTCGCCGCCCTGGAGGCCGCGCCCGCCGTCTCGGCCCTGGTCGCCGCCCGCGTCCACGCCGACGCCCCGCGCCATCCGGTCTATCCGTGCGTCAGCCTGGGCCGCCAGGAGAGCCGGCCGTTCGGGCCCGATGCGGATGGCCTGGAGCACCTGCTCACCGTCACCTGCGCCAGCAAGTTCGGCGGCCCCGAGGAGGCTCGCGCCGTCACCGCCGCCGTCCGCGCGGCCCTGCACAACGCGCCCTTGAGCGTGGCTGGCCGACGCCTGGTCACCCTGCGCGTCACCTATGCCGACGTCTTCCGCGCCGCCGACCGCGAGCTGTCGCTGGGCGTGCTGCGGGTGCGGGCGGTGACCGAAAGCGCCTAGCCCGCACTTGCCCCCACCTGACGGCTTCGCCGTCTGTCCGCCCCAATAGGGGGCGGAGCCCTCGCGCGAACGGCTCTTCCCCCTCTGGGGGAGGAGGGCCGCAGGCCCGGAGGGGGCAAGTGTTCGCCGCATCAAACAAAAACGGAGAACCCCCCATGGCCGCCCAAGCCGGCAAAGACATCCTCCTGAAGATCAGCGACGGCGCGCCGACGCCGGTCTTCACCACCGTGGCCGGCCTGCGGGCCCGCACGATCAGCCTCAACGCCCAGACCATCGACGCCACCGACGGCGACAGCGCCGGCCGCTGGCGCGAGCTGCTGGCCGGCTCGGGCGTGCGCTCGGTCGCCGTCTCGGGCAGCGGCGTGTTCCGCGACGCGGCGTCCGACGCGGCGGTGCGCGACAGCTTTTTCGCCCAGACCGCCCGGGTGTGGCGGCTGGTGATCCCCGACTTCGTGCAACTGGAGGGGCCGTTCCTGGTGGCGGCCCTGGAATACGCCGGCGACCACGACGGCGAGGCGGCGTTCGCGCTGTCGCTGGCCTCGGCCGGGGCGGTGACGTTCACGGCGATCTGACGCAGCGCGGACCCCCTCCGGCCCTCCGGGCCACCTCCCCCAGAGGGGGAGGATTTAGCGCGATCAGATGCTCCCCCTCTGGGGCAGCTGTCGCGGAGCGACTGAGGGGGTCTTTCGCAAGGAGCAAACTTCATGCCCACCCCCAACCCCGCCCGAGGCGAGGTCGTCGTCCCGCTGGCCGGCACGCCCCGCCGCCTGTGCCTGACCCTGGGCGCCCTGGCCCGGATCGAAGCGGCCCTGAACCTCGACGACTGGAGCGCTTTGCCCGAGCGCTTTGGTCGGCTGTCGGCGACCGAGCTGCAGACGGTGCTCGCGGCCCTGCTGGAAGGCGGCGGCGAGGATCCGGCGGTGCTGGACGCCGCCCCGGTCTCGATCCCCGAAGCCGTCGCGGCCGTGGCCGCATCGCTGGCGGCCTGCGCATGAAGCCCCACTGGCGCGCGGCCCTGCGGCTGGCGACCCTGGGCCTGGCCATCCCGCCGCAGGCGTTCTGGCGGCTGTCCCTGGCCGAGTGGCGCGCCCTGACCGAGGCGCCGGCCGCGCCGGTCCTGAGCCGCGCGGCGCTGGACGCCCTGATCGCCCGCTTTCCCGATGAGGAGACCCCATGAGCGACTTCGACTTTCCAAAGGGTTCGGGGGACGGCCTCGAGACCGTCCCCGCCCGCGCGACCGAGGCCGCCGCGGCCCTGGCCGCCCTGCGCGCGCCGGCCGAACAGGCCGCTCGCGCCATCGACGAGGCCTTCGCCAAGGCCGGCACGGGCCTGGCCCGTTCGCTGGCCCACGCGGCCGCCGACGGCAAGGTCAGCCTGGCCGAGCTGGCGCGGGCGGTGATCGAGGCGGTCTCGGCGGGCTCCGGCGAGGGCGGGAGCGGCCTGGCCCAGGCCCTGGCCAACGCGGTCAGCTCGCGGTTCGCGGGGGCAAGGGCCGACGGCGGCCCGGTCTCGGCCGGCGGCGCCTATCTGGTCGGCGAGCGCGGCCCCGAGCTGTTCCGCCCGGCGTCGGCCGGCGCGGTCGAGCCGCTGGGCGGCGGCGGGGTCAACGTCACGATCAACGTCCAGGGCGGCGACACGGCGCGGCTGGCCCGCTCGGACGCCCAGCTGGCCCAGGCCCTGGCCAGGGCGGTGAGCCTGGGGGCGCGAAAACTCTAG